ACTCATCCTCGTGGCGCTTGTCCATCTCCGCGAGTTCCTTGGCGAACTTCGATCCGAGACTGAATTCCCCTTGTCCTCCCGTCTCTACTCGCAGGCGGATGTCTCCGATAGTTCTATCGATGTTGCGGCGCTGGTCGGCAAGTTCGATTTCTTTCTTGCGCTGTTCTTCCACCAACTGGATAAGTTGTTTCCGGTGGTCTTCCTCGATACGGAACACCTCCTCATCGGAAGTGGCGGCCGCTTTTTTAACATCCACATCCTGTTGCATCAGCTCCCGTCTTCGAGCGTAGTAATTCTCTACGTCGATTTGACGGCGATCAAACGCAATTTCGAGTTCGGCGAGGATAGTCTGCCCGATCGTCGTGGCTCGAGTCTCCGCCGCTTTTAGCTCAGCCTTACGTTGGTCTTCCGTAAGTTTAATCATCTCCTGTCGATGTTTCTGTTCCTTCTGGAAGATCTGGTCGTATAGCTGGCTCGCCTTGTCCATGTTCTTTGTGTCGGCTTCCAGTTTAGCCAACACTCGCAGAGACGATACTTCCGCTTCAAAGTCCTTGTTCATCAGCGCCCGTTTGCGCTCGTAGTATTCCGCCATCGTCAATTCACGTTTGGCGAACTGGATGTCCAACTCCGCCAGAGAAGTAGCGATGACGGCCTGCGCTCGAGCGGACTCACTTTTAATTCTGGTCTCAAACGAAGCCATCGGAGCCTGTTTCTCTGGACGACCTTTACCGCTCTCCGCCGACATAGCGTCCTGGAACTCCGCCGCTTTTAATCGCAACTGCTGGATCATTAGGTTGGCTCTGTCCAGAGCGTCCGGTTGGGCCAAGATGGACTTTAACGTTTTGTCGGCATCGTCCAAAATCTGTCCCCAATACTCCGACATCTCCATAGCGGACTTTTTGGACTTGTCGAGTCCCTCTACAATACCTTCGATGTTTTTAAGGTGTTCGGATGTCTTACCGGACAACCAATCCAACCCAAGCGCTTGCTGAACTTCGATGTTAATCTTTAGGAGTTTAACATAGTACCCAATTAGATTTTGTACCCATCCGATTATTTTGGAGACGCCTTCCGATATAATCATCACGACTCCGGCGAACGCTCCTTTCAAGCCCGTCCAGATAAGCCGTACTCCATCCCACGCAGACCCTACCAAGAACGCTCCTCGGATAATCCATTCGATGCCCGTAACGATAGTATTGGAAACGTTTTTAAGGAAGTCGTCAAACTGCTCCTTCGCTTTTAACTTCTCGCTAAAGTCCAACCACGCCTGAACCAACGCTTTCAGATAGCTGAACAGACCCTGATCCATGACTCCCGTTCGGAACATGAACCATTGGTCTGACATCATCGACAACAGACCGTTCCAAGTATTTGCTAAGGCCGCCGCAGCTCCCTTCACCTTGGACGCCGGATCGTCCATCAACGCTTCCAACTTCTTCTTTGTTTCCGCTGCGCTTGTACTTACTCCAGCTTGGAACCCTAACATGGCGAGGATGCCGCGCTCCCGGAATAGATCAGCCGACGCCGCGCCCGCTGAATACATACGTATGATTTGAGATGTGGTGTCTCGAATACCTAAACCGGACGCCGCTGCGATGTCTCCAATCAGCGGCATCCACTTCGTTACTTCCTGTTGTCCTCCTTCCATAACGCCCGCAAGGTCCGTCGCAGCTCCCATAATTTCGCTGTACTCGAACGTAACCTTGGAAGCGTAGCCGGCCATCTCCTTAAACAGTTTGTTGCCTTCCGCTACCGACCCTAACAGGATGTTCAGACGGACTCGATACCCTTCCGCTTCCGAGGCCGCATCAATAAACGACCTCGCCAACATCGCTCCACCGATCGAAGCGAACGCACCTCTTAAACTAAAGATGGCGCCTTGCATTCTGGTGGACATATCGGAGATGGACCTCTGCGCCACCTCTATACTCTTGCGGATGGTAGTAAGTCCTGCCGACACAAAGTCCTGCAGTTTAATAACGATACGCATTTCCGTCATGGCCAACTACCTCCGGCGTAGAAAGTTTTTCCACTCCGTTTCATCCGCGAACCTCGCTGTACGTACAGCGACAGCAACGTCCTTTTTAAACTGTTCGCGGATCCTCATATGTTCGTTCAACGCATGGATAAAGAAACTGTAACCGTACTCCCAAACATCGGTATGCCCGGCTTCTATAAGACGGCAGCAAGTCTTGAAAAGTTGGACCAAATCTGCTCCCTGATCTGAACTACGAGTTTGTCCAGACCCAGACTCCGGGCTCCGTCGAAAAAATCGGAATTCGTCTCCTTAATCTTGTCCCAGAGGACCTTCAACTCCGACGGAGTGAAGTCGGGAAGTTCCTCGACCGTTATGCCATCCACAATCCATGGAAGGTACTTCGGCAGCACCTCCTGTATTGTCTCCATTGTTATGGAAACGGATGCGATGCGTTTGTCTTGGAACATTTGTTGGATCTGACGCAACGTAAGTTCCTTTACTGTGATTCTGCGGTTGTCGATGTTGAACTCTGTGGTCTTCCTCATTTAACCTCTCCTCCTAAATTAAAATGGCCGCACGCACCTTGTGGAATGCGTGCGGCCTCGCTTCGAGAACCCCTACTTTACAACTACGTCGATGAACTGCTGGAACTGGAACTGCTGGAACGCGACGAACTGGAGAACGACGCATTCATGTACGGCGACGTCGAATGTCCGATGGTGTCCGCCAGGCCGTCGAACATATAGGCCAACGTCAACCACTCGTCTTTGATGAGCTGCGCCGCACCGTTCGGAGCCAGAGTACCGCGCCAGAAGAAGTAAGTGTAATTCGGGCCTGTCGGATTGTCGGAAACGAACTTCAGACTGTACTCCTTGTCGACCTCCGTCATGCCCAACACCTGGCCGCCAGAAACGGCGCCCATCATAAACTTGGCGATGTTGGCCGCCGCGAGTTCATCCAGCTCGAACCGAACCGTGTACTCCAATTGCGTAACCGGATTCTTGTCCTTCGTTTTGTAACCAGCCCGCGAGGAGTAATGCGGATCCCGAGTGGCCTTCGGCTCATATTCCAGAGACGGCGCATTGCCGACGTCGGAATAGGACCCGATTACTCCCGTTAGAGGATTGTATTCGGCGATGTACAAAATACCTTTGCCTTTGGAATAATTCTCAGTGCTGGGAATGTTCATTTGTTACAGACCTCCTACATTATGTTGGTAGTGGACGATCAAAAGGAAACGGAACGCGACGTATGGCGGCCAAACCGACACTCCCGATTCCGGTTTCACTTCGATGCGCTGCGCATAACCGGACAGAGTTAAATTGGACCACAACGTTCTCCACATTTCATCCGCGACGTGCGACAACTCCGAATCATGTTCTTCCGATGCGTCCGACAGGAAGACCGTTACGCTAATTTCAAATTGGGAGTCGAACAGGTCTGGAGTGGAATGGTTGCGCCCGGACCATTTGGGAGTGGGAATGGGAAGTTTGGAAACTACGGCCGCTACCGGCATCTGAGTGATGGCAAAGTTCCGCAACTCATCGTAACCGACTCGCTTGCGGATGATTGTCTTTAGGTCCTGCATCCCTTCCAGTAGTTTAACTACCTCGCGGATGCACATCTCTCGTTTGCTGGATCGGGCCATGATTACCTATTGAACTGCGACTCGAGTTGGCGTAAATGATCTTGATAAACGTCCCTGGCCAGCTGCTCCTCTTCCGGGGTTAGGCCGAACCAGTTTCGATCCTCATTTAAGAAAAACGCTTTGGCCGCGTTGGAAACACCGTTCTTATCTTGCGTGTTTAGGAAAAAGATTTCCAATTGATCTTCGGTAACCGCATGAGTAAAGGCGGACCACATTCCTCCGTCGTACATAAAGTCGACGTGTTCTGTAGGAAGGCCTCGCTTCTCTCGCTTCTTTTTGTATTTCGGCGAGTAGGGCCGCATGGGCTTGTTTTCGACATCCAGTCCCTTAACGAACACTCGATCCTTAATTGCGAACTGAACGGCGATGCCCATACGAGCGAAAAGTTGGCGACTCTTCAAATCGAGGCCCACTTTCTGCAGCCTCGAAATGACGTCCTTCCAACCTTCCAGAGTGATCTCGTTTTGAGCCATGCGACCCCTTACTGCCGATAAAGGCGGTCCTCTTCTTCGATCTGTCTCTCCTCCGCTAATGCGATGGACCCACTCTCATCCCAATCGTAAGACAGGCCGGCCTCGAGTACTGCATCGAGTTCGTCTTTGAATTTCTTCTCGAACGTTTTGCTGGCCCGAGAAAACCCGTCCTCTTCCGGAGTGTCGTTGGCGGCGTGCAGATACATCAACTCTAAGGTTTTGTAACAACCCAAACGAGTCAGCTCTGCCTCCGACTCCAACAGTAAGTCCACGTCGAAAAGTGTTTCTCGAGGATCCACTCCATACCGCTCGGCCACCGGACGATACCATCGGCTGGTTAGAACCCGTGTGATGATGTCGTCCGACTCGGAGATGAATTGCTCGAGTTTGTCGTCGGGAATTCCGAGGGATCGAATGTTAGGACGGACCTTTTCAAGGTCCTCTATTGTACAGAACGCCATCAGTCATCATCCTCTTCCGACCGCACAGCCTTCCGCTTCACTTTGTCCTTCTTCGCTTTCCGGACGGGAGCGGCTGTCTGCGGCGAGTTGGGCGGATCCTCTTCTTCCTCGGCTTCCGCCTTGCGGATGTCCTTCGCATACGAGCGAGCCAGGTTTTTGGCTTGGGCGAGGGATTCCGGACGGTTCGGGAACTTGAAAATGTGGTCGCCCACTCTCACTTTCGTGGACGTTAGGAGATGCAGGGAAACCGGACCATCCTCATCGATACGAGGATAACCCATGCTGTCCAGCAACTCGATAACTGCGGGATCCGCCGTGTCGAACCGCCGGTTGCGGAACTCGGCGATAGGGACTCCTTTCTCGGGATTCCAAATGACGGATGAAGAACCTTGTGGCTGGAAAAAGGCGACTGCATCAGGACTCGTAGGCATAACAACCTCCTTAAAACCCCCATTGTCTTGCTGGAATGGCGGCCGCCCCGAAGGACGGCCGCACGTTTAGGCCACTCATCATCCAGCCTTCGAGGAAGACGAACTGGACGACGAAGAAGAAGAACGACTGGAACTGCTGGAACTGGACGAGGACCAATCCACCGAATCTTCCAGCTGTGCCATGAACTCCCGCATCTCCGGAGAGATGGCGGGATTGTTCTGCAGCTTGGCGCGGAACCTTGCCCGTTCGGTGAGGCCCCTGAGTTTGCTCGCCATATCGATACCTCCTTATGGATGATCTCCAGCGCACCGGCGAAGGTGCGCTGGAGTAGAATAGGGACCTCAGATTAGGACGTGGCCAGACTCGTGATCTTGCCGTGCATTTCCTCCGGACCGTAATCCAGGCCAATCTGACCGTAAATCTGGCCCTTCTCACTGGCGCCCGTCCGAGACAACTCCTCGTAGAACAGGACACCCTTCTCCGGAACCGGCAGGAACACCGGATTGCAAAACGCCAGATCGAGGACGGCCAGAGTGGCGACAGGAACTTGCGGCGCCCAGATGACGCCGAGGACCGCGAAGTCCGTCTCGATCTGTTTGATGTTGAAGCCGCCGATGTTGCGATCCTGCGGAGCGTAACCGTAAATCTCCGACAGCTTCTGTTTCTGGAATGCGTTGACGAAGATGACAGGGTTCAGGAACTCCGCGCCGGCGCTGGCCATCGTGCGCAGCAGAGTGTCGATCAGAGTCTTGCTGAGCGCGGCTCCACCGGCATTTACCGCGGACGTAGTCGCAGCGGTGATGACGCCGCGCGTTTGGGCGGCTGTGCCGGCATCCGTGGCCTGCTGATAAGTGCCGTTGAGGAAGGTGTACTCGCAGTTCAGAGCGATCTGGCGCATGGAGGCCTGGATCTGGAAGTCCCGCTCGTTGGCGACCGGCTGTTCTCCCAGCTGCGCCATGCCCGTGGTCGCGTCGGCCTTGATCTGGCCCGTAACGGACTGTTTGGCGTAGGACACCGACACTTGCATATGATAAATCTGGCAAGTGTTAACGTCCTGGCCACGGACATAAGTCCAGGCAGTGGGCGCCGTAAGGGAGGCCGTCTCTGTGATCGACGGCTGGGACGCACTTTCCAAGGCCCACGGCTGAGCCAGCGGG